AGTACCAGGTGCGCTCCAGGTAGTTGTAGATGACGTACTTGTCTATCTTGGTAGAAGAAGCAGAACAATAAAACCACCAGATTTCGTTGTAACCCTCATTGGTTCCGGCGAATACCTGGAAATTCTGCGAGTAGTTGATGTCGTCGTAGATGTACTGACGCAGGGTACATGGGAGGGTTTCCACGCGGCCTGAGTACGAATAGAACTTATCGACTCCCATCCAGTAGGTGATGTTGTTGACGGTAATTGCAGCGTTGGGGCCCATGATGGAGATGTTGTCTCCCATGATTTGAAAGCCCCAGACGTACGGTGCGCCAATATATTGCATGGAATAAACGGCTGCGTCGGTAAGCACCAAGATTTCCTGTCGGGTCTGGATGGCGGTGATGATTTGCGATCCATGGCTCAACCGGTAACTACCGGCCTGGTTGGTTGCGGACGGCGTCCACACGTTCGGACTTTCTTGGTCGGACCAACGCACTAGCATCGGGTCTTGCGTGGTAGAACCGTAGTCGTTTACGCCAAATGCCAAGATGAAACGAGACGCATCTGAGATGGTGACGTAGTTACAGGCAGAAGGTGCATCTGCAACAACCAACGTGCTAGTGCCCGACGTAGAGCCACTCAACACAACCGGGGTCAGCAAGTCCGGCGTAGAGGACAGCGTGTAGGTCAGGCCAGTTCCCGTGTAGACCAAGTAGTACGTGGTGCCCGCAACGATGCCGGTCGGTAGAAGGCTGTTGGTGGCAAACTTGACGCCCGTACCGTCGGCCAAGTACGAGGAAAGCGTCACCCGAGACAGCCCAATGTTGAACGTCACCACCTGCTGCGTCAACTGTACTGCACGGTCAAACTGCGTGGGGACAATCGTATTGAACGCCCAGTAGTAAATCGGACCGCCGCGAGGGTTGAACACCAAGTCTTGGCCAAAGTTGGACTGGCTCCACAAGCGCAGCTGCACAGCAATGCCAGAAGGAGCTTCTGCGCCCCAACCCGTATTGACGCCAGGCGCGGGGACAACACCGCCCCAAGTGCCTGCGCCCCAGCCGTTAACTGCGCCAAAAACATCAGCGCCAGTGGAGATTTGGTACGCCGCCACCGTTGCCGCGCCTCCGGTGCCAATATCACTTGAGTTGGCCGCCACAGGGGACTGGATGCTGAACGTGTCGTTGGAAAGATACGTGACCTGAAACTCGCTGTTGAGCACAGACGCCGTAATGGCGCCGCCCAAAGACACCGCGCCGGTGAACGTAACAAAGTCGTTGGTCTGACCGCCCCAGCCCACGTCGGTAACGATAATAGTCGTCGATCCAGGCGTTGCAGCAAATGTTACCTGCCCGGCCACCGTGGTATAGCGCAACGGAGTCACGTCGTTGATGTCGCCACCCACACCGTTCTGGATGTAGAACTTTAGGTTTGTTCCCAAACTCAGCAGGTTGAACCCGTTCAAGGACACCCAGTTCCACATGGAGCGGCAGACGCCCCAGAAGGTACCAGTAGGCGGTGAAATAGGCTCGGTGATCGTTCCGGTATCCTTGACCCAACCACCGATCTTCTCAGGATACCCCGAACGAAACCGCACCTTGTCGGACTCGAACCAGCCGCCCTCGTTGGCCAGTGTGGTTGACTCTCGGTTAACACCCGGTCGGAACTGAAGTTTTTGTAATGGCACGGGGACCCCCTATCAGGCTGAATGATAGTCCGCCTCGGTCAAAATGCCAACCTTGTACTTACCCTCCGGCTTAAAGATCGTCAGCTTTTGCTGGCGCATCTCGGGGGCAAAACTGATGTGCATCCAGCGCCCGAACTCGTGGATCATCTGGTCGAATTTTATCCCGGCGCCCTCAACCATGCGGCAAAGCTCCAGCGGGGTATGCTTGGAACTAGACACGTCGATCGCCCAGCCGTCCATGTGGCTGGAGATTTTGGAGCCGCCGACAGCTACGTTGACGTCGGGAAGGCGTAGCCAGGAGTTGATCCGCAGGGGGCCTGACAGGGCACGCACAGCCTCAAGCTGGGCGGCAGCAGACTTCATGTTCTCCAACTGGCGCTCATCCGGCTGGTTGTTGATGTGTTGGCGGATAGCCGTTTCGCTATACGTGGCTTCTTCCAGGGTGAAGTGTTCGGAGAGGTTCATTTATTGTCCTTTTGGCGGGAGCCGAATGAAGAACCAAGCAAGAAGGCAAACATGGACGCCACCACGGTCCCCAAAAGGAACCCAAGAATGGTGTCAGCAAACCGAACGTTCTTCTCCGGGATTTCGGAAAAGGTCATGAACGGGATGTAGACCATGGCAAAAACCGACCATGCGGCAATGAAGTAGTACGTGAACCTCCGCACAAATGGATCGTCAGATTTGAGCGCCGTCGTGGCCATAGCCCGCGCGTCTTTTCGGTCCTCAACCTCTTTCTCAAACGCTTTGAGGTCCAGGTCCTTTAGCTTCAGTACTAAATTGGGATCGGCCTGGATGACCTGCGCAACGGCGTCCGGCGTGTTCTCAACGCCCAGTTTGTCCGCAATCATTTTGACCGCCATGCCGCCCATCGGCCCTGCAACAGCAGTGGCCAGCGCAGGAGCCGCATCTTTTAGAAGCCCAAGTAATTTATCCATTAGTAACTCTTTCTTGTCAGCATGGTTGAAGCAATACCCATCAGGGCCTGCACATCTTCTAGGCTCTCAGGTCGATCTTTGAAACCGACGGTGATCTGGCCAATGAACCTGGTGTTGTCCGGTGGCACTGATGTACGGCATCCGAATGTGACACCTGATTCGACGTACCATAGGCCAATCTCGCTTTGTGGCTTGTTGTAGTCGCCGCATGGCGTCTCTCCTGCCATGAGCTTAACAACGTCTGCGTTATTGTTGGGATTCTGGGTAAAGAGACCGACATCGATTCCCTCCATGCGCTTGTCGCGCCCTTCCTTGGTGTATGCCCGATACAAAACCCTGGTGCCAAACAGTGGGTTCACCTTAAATACAGCAACGGTTTGCGCGCCACCGTACTTGAACAAGATTGCCGCCGCATCGTCAACGCGCTCTTCATTGATGCTGGGGAGTTTCTGGCTTTCCTTGTACGCCCCAACCAGCAGCTCTTGGTTGGTATAGACAAACCAGGCGCTGAATCCAAACAGGAACATGATCAGCAAAGCGATGAGCTTGAACGGGCTGTCCACGTAGGCCAGAACCCGATCCAACACCCCCAACGTTTTGTCCTGCTGATCGCTCACCTGTCACACCTCTCAATCAACGCCTTGTACTTGCCAATCTTTTGCGTGATGCGTTCGTTCTCCAACCGCAGTTTCTGCATATCGATGTACATGAACATCATGGTTGGCAGCATCACGGCAAACAGAAAACACAGAATGATCAGACCAACCAAACTCCCAACCGATTCTTCTGATGCAGCATCACCGACCATACCAGCGCCACCAGATACGCCACCATAACCAGAACGATTACCACCTCCAGAGCCGCCTCTTGCATTTGATCGATTCTGACCCTGCGTTGCCATTCCAGTTCTTTCTGTAGCTGCTCGGCTATCGCCATGTCCCGTTCGTGTTCTTGCTCCAGTCTAAATAGCGTCTGCTCAAAGTCCGCCCAGAATCCGCCCGGCAACCCCAGCTCGTAGATGATCATGTTGCGCAGCTCCTCGTACTGCTGCTTCAACTCCATCTTGCGAGCCACCTCCTCAAACGCAAGAACTTGAAGCGATTTCCCCTTGGGCGGGTTCTTCTTAACTTCAAGTTCTGCTTGCTTCAGTGTCTGCGTGTGCTCCAGGACCTTGCCAACATGGCTAGTAACCTGGCTTGTCAGATCGGCTACTTCACGACCAGCCGCTTGAGCTTCCTTGACCAGCGCACACAACTTTCGGACGCCTGAGATGGCGCCACTGACCATTGTGAAGGCAGTGACGGGGTCCACATCAGTATTTGCCCTCGGCAAAAACGTTCACAAACACCGTGCCATCTTCAAGCGCTTCGATCTCATGCCACTCAAGCTCAACCAGATTCACTGGTTGCGAGTCTTTGGTTATCACAATCGATCTACGCTCGTTGCTTACGCGACAGCTACCCGCATGGCACATGGTCAAGTGAGAAAAAACGTGGCTGTGGCGCGGGAGTCCTTCGCCTTTGTTGGCGTGGTACACATTCACCGTCGCCCCATCTTGCGTTACGGCGAAACGGGGCGTAATGAGTCTGATCACAGCGTCTGCGCCCCAGTGACCTGCGGCTGTGCCATGGGTGCTTGCGCAAAATACTGTACGTCCGTACCGGCAACATGCGCCGCTGCGGTAGACCCGCTGACGCCACGAACAACCCCGGTAAATGTGTTGCCTGAAACGCCAGAGAACGACACCCACTCTTTTTCAATTTGTAAATAACCAGAGGTCAAGAAACCATCGGTACTTACTACAGGCAGCACAGTATCTGCGTCAGTCACATCGGCTGAGAGCGTTGTGATCGGATTTGGGTTTGGCGGTTCAATAAATTGACCGTTGATATACGACCAACCGATGCCGCACATGGACCATTGACCCGCATACGAGCCGTCACCTGGAATGTCAACCATTCCGTGATCAGCAGGCGGCGTGTACTGCGCAGTGTCGGCGTCAAACCAAATCACGTTATCAATGTAACCGTCGCTCAGACGGTAAATTGCCCAATCTGTTAAAGCCATTTTTTACTCCTTACCAGCATGTGATGATGACTTGACCCGCAGCGCCAGATGTTCCTGTTGCGTTTGCGTAATACGCAGCTCCACCTCCGCCCGGCGCAGTCGGGGACGTCGGGGTGCCCGAAACTATGCTGCCACCAGTGCCTCCCCAAGCGCTTTGGCCACCAGAGTAAGAGTTGCTTGAATACCCACCGGCGCCACCACCGCCGCCAAAAAGTGAACCCCCGCCGATGGAGGTAATAGTGCCACCAGTCGAGCCACCGCCACCACCCCAAATGTTTGGCATTCCAGTACCGCCATAGTTACCGCCTGCATTCGCGGCGGCGGAACACGGCGCAACGTTTGGAGGTAGGGTCTGCATAACCGGTGACCCCACTACAGCGTAAGTACCTGCGCTAGTTTGACCACCCCCATTTCCAGGAGAGGAACCCTGACCCCCTCCACCCCCATACCCTGTCGGCGTGGAAACCCCTTGCCAAGCCGTTGACAGTGGAACACTAGAATTTCCACCATTACCGGCCTGAACGCCGTTAACCGTAGCCGCCGCTCCGCCGCTGCCAACAGTAACAGAAACAGATGAGGCAAGATAAGACAGCGGCACGGTAACTTCGTTGTAGCCTCCGCCACCACCCCCACCGGCAAAAACGTTTGCACGAGCCGCCCCGCCACCTGCGCCCCACAACTGAATACGCGCCATGGAGCAGCCAGACGGCTTGTTCCAAGTGCCAGACGACGTAAAAGTCTGTACGTTAGGCGTGCTGCCGGCACCTGTAAACGCCGTGCTCTGCGTGGTCGAGTCGGGGAATGTGATTGAGCTTCCGCCTACAGTGATCGTCATTTTTAACTCCTAAATTACGGGGCTACCGTGAGACTGCCGGACGAGTCCATGCGTGCAACAATGGTCGTGCCGTATTTGAAAACCAAGTACCCGCCAGACTCCGTGATGCTGAAGTTGGAGGTTACCAAATTTGCAGCGTTGGTGGAATTGGTTGCGTTGGTCGCATTCGTTGCGTTAGTCACAGCCGTAGAGCCGATTGCGGACGCGATCTGAGAACCTGTCGCCGCAGAGAACGTGGTGCCGTCGCTGTACGCAATACCCGTGAATGTCGGCGTAGTTTCCAACGTATAGAAGTTGGTGCCGTTACTGAACACATAGTATTTGCGCCCAGCAGGGATTGTGACGCCTGTGCCAGCCGGGGTGGTGTTGCCAATCACCGAGCTGTTGTAGATCGTCATGGACTGGGAACTGTTATTCCAGATCACATACTGCTTGGCATTGGGCGGCGCGTAGATGTTAAACGATGTGCCCAACCCCGTTGTGAACGCCAAAGATGCGTAGATTGCTTGGTTGGCGGAAGCTGTCGCCGTTGACCCGCTGACGTAAGTAAGCGCCTGATTGGCTGTCGCCACCGCCACGGTCTGGAATCCAGAAATGGCTGGGTCGATGACGTATTGCCACGTATCGTTGGTAGTTGTGCCCCAAGTTCCCGGTTGGGCGCCGTTGGCGATCAGCTCGATCCGCAGATCAGGAGAGTAAGTAGACATGCTGTGTCCTTATCGAAAACGAGGGCCTCGCAGCCACACTGTTGCAGTTTTGCGAACCCCCTCCACAACGGGAGTCACGCGGTGTTCAAGGAAAGACGGGAACGCAATCACAGACCCCTTGACCAATGGCGCGGTGTACTCGGAATATAGCCGAATCTGGAACTCTCCGCCAGTAAATTCAGAAAGATCGTTGAGCAGGCAAACCGCCGTCAGCTTGCGGTCCAGCGCCAGCCCCGCCAAGGGGAAAACGTCCACATGCCAGTTGTAATGCTGCTCAGGACCGTATTCAGCAAACTGAATGTTTTCGTTGCCGGTGACGTGGTACTCCCAGCCGCAAGCCCGGTTCCCCAAAAGCGCTACATTGGTCAGGTAATCCTCGAACCAGTGATCCGGTCCGGCAAAGTGCACTGTGGTGTTGCGGTGCCCATGGTCAAACTCTTCGCCATCAGCACCCATGGTCGCCTCTTTGGCCGGGATAGTCGAGAAGTCAGCCACCGCTTTATCGCAGATTTCAGCGGGCACTTGACCCATGTACCAGATTGGAAGGTGGCTCAAGACTTCTCCTTGATGATACGCTCTAGTTCTAGCACCCGCTGCGCCAGCTGGATACAGGAAACCAAGGCTGCCGGACCGTAATCCACAGTCAAAAAGCCCTTGTCCCCAGTAATCACGGCGTGTTCAAGCGCTGCCAACAAAGACTGGGCGCCCACACCAACCCTGGTATTTCCGTCGTCAATACGATCAAAAATGCCGTGACGCACCTGGGCCAGCAACTCCAAGAAGTCCGGCGGTAGATCGCGCCAGTTGGTTTTCAGTCGCTCGTCCGAACTGGAAACGTGCGAAGTTGCTGTCAACGCGTTTGTTGACGAGTTGTAATACACCGATGTGCTGACATACGGCGTGGTGTTAGAACCCGAGGTGGTAACGCCAACCACATAGTTGGTCTGGTTAGCCGCTGTAGAGGTTGCGTTTACTACGTTGCTAGGACCAGCAGGGCCAGTCGGTCCCGTGGGTCCTGTCGGTCCAGGGCTTCCTGTCGGACCCGTTGGCCCCGTGGGGCCGGGGCTTCCTGTTGGTCCAGTCGGACCTGTTGGGCCCGTTGCGCCTTGAGCGCCAGCGTCAGTGATTGCCCAAGAGGCAAACGTACCGGAACCACCAGTCAGCGTCACGTTCACGGTCAGCGTTGTGCTGCTAAACGCCGTGATGTTACCTTCCATGTAGTTGGTCGGCGTTGTGGTGTAGTAGATGCGGACGTACTGACCAATGGCAAAAGCCGTGGCAGTAGATGCCAGGTTGGTCGTGAAAGACTTCGAGCCCGTGGCAATCGCCACCGACGACGTGGATGTAAGCCCTGAGTAACCCAAGCCAGTGGGGCCCGTGGGTCCGGTAGGCCCAGTGGGGCCAGGAGACCCTGACGGTCCAGTTGGGCCCGTAGGTCCAGGAGATCCGGTTGGGCCCGTGGGGCCGGTTGCACCCGTAGGCCCGTTCGGAATTCCAAAGTTAAACGTGGCCGCCGATGAGGTGCCGCTGTTTGTCACCGTAGCCGGAGAGCCTGCGGTAAGCGTGGTGGTCGTGCCGACAGCAATCGTTGCTGCCGTGCCGGCAGGACCAGAAGGGCCGGTTGGGCCGGTAGGCCCGGGAGCGCCAGTGGGGCCTGTAGTTCCCGTAGGTCCGGTTGGGCCAGTTGGACCTGTAGGGCCGGTCGGAATGGTGAAGTTGAACACCGCTGCACTGGACGTACCGCTGTTCGTAACCGATGCGCTGCCGCCAGCCGGGCTGGTCGTGGTCGTACCAACGGCAATAGTTGCCGCTGAACCCGTGGGACCGGTAGGTCCAGTTGGACCGGTAGGTCCGGTAGGACCAGAAACGCCGACAGACCACGTACCGTCACCGCGCCAGAATGTGGAAGAAGAGGCTCCCGTGCCGCTGTTGAGGTTGGTTACCGGCAAGTTGCCAGTGACGCCAGTAGAAAGGGGCAAGCCCGTAGCGTTGGTCAGCGTGCCGCTGGAGGGGGTTCCAAGAGCGCCGCCATTGACAACAACTGCGCCTGCCGATCCGACGTTTGTGCCAAGCGCTGTGGAAACACCAGTGCCGAGGCCGGACACCCCCGTTGTGATCGGCACAACCGCCGTGGTATTGGATGCACTGGTAATCTGGCCCTGCGCGTTGACTGCGATTGTCGGAATCGTGGAAGCGCTGCCATACGTGGCTGCCGACACTCCTGTGTCGGTAATGCTGAACTGCGTGCCAGTGAGTGTCAGTCCTGTTCCGGCAGAGTAAAGCTGCGTGTCAGATACTTGAACAAACGTAATGTTGGTTGTACCAAACGTGATGGTCCCAACCGTATTGCACAGGTACGTTTCGCCTGAGCCGGTATTACCCGAAGTGATGAAAAACGCAGAGCCCTGCCCCAACTTGTTTGGGTTGGCAATGCCGTAGGTATCAGCATCCGTCGCACGCGTCAAAACCCATGCCACGGAACCGCTACCAACCGTGGTAACGGTGTACACGCCGTTCTGCACTTGGTTGGCTTGGCGATAGACCAAAATACGGTCGCCAACTGACGCCGTAAAGCCGTCGGGTGCAAATGCCGCAAGAGTGCCGGAATTGGTCAACGTGGCGCCAACGCCGACACCTGCACCGCCAGGTTGGTTGTACGTAGCCGTCAGAGCGCTGGCCGTCTCGTATTTGACGGGGGTGTGGTAGTACACACCCTGCACGGCAATGCTGTCCACGTATTGTTTGTTGACCAAGTCCGTGGCGTTGGCTGGCGTGGTGCTCACCGTACCCGCAGTCAACGTGGCCGTATTAGCCGTCATTGTGTCGAAATCTGACGGTACGACGTACGCCCCGGCCTGGTCCAAATTTACAGAGCGCTCGGCGGGGTATGCTGCAAATACGTTTTTCTGCCCAGCAGCAAACGTGACCTTGGCGCCTGCGGCGCTGGATGCCAGAATTGTGGTGCGCGTCAGCGTTGGGCCGGTCGTCGAGTACGTACCAATACCCACTTCCCAATCGCCTTGGTTGGGATCGAACGCTGTGTAATACGTGGTGTTGCCGTTGCCGATGGCGCTGAAGGACTGGTACGACAGCACCGCACCGGCGAGTGTGAAGTCACTCGTACCCGTCGTCGTGGTGGTTTCTTGTACCCGGTCTTTTAGAACTAAAGCCATCTTTTATCCTCAACACTTTTCTGTCACAACAAGATCCCACTCGGCATCTTGGCTGTTTTGGATAGCCTGCCAACTGGACGCTTGCGCTGACTGAATCACCTGCCAGCTCGCATTCTGGGTGGTGTCAATTATCGTCCAATTGCCGACGCAGACATTGCCCACTATACCCACCGCCTGCACCCCGGTCAAGGCGTTGCTGTGGATGACACCCATCGTTCCCACATACCCCGTGGCTTGCACTCCGGTCAGGGCTGCAATGATTCCTGGCGACACTGTGCCGACCTGGCCGAGAGCTTCCACACCGGACAACGGGTTGAGCGTGTGGGACGGGCTTACCGTACCCACTTGGCCCAGCGCTTCGACCCCGACAAGCGGAATCAGCGGCGCCGCAACCGGCGTACCCACATTGCCGTAAGCAACCGACGGGTTGTGGTTTTGACAGCCGCCCCACCCAAAATCGTAGTAGTCCGCGCCTTGGTCGCCGCCCCAATAGTCCGCCCCCCAGCCGTCAGCACCATAACCGGTGTACGGACCGGAACCTGGACGATCACCACTCCAAGGCCCAACGCCCCAGCCAAGGCAATCTTCGGTATTCAGATCAACCGTATGCGTGTTGCCGACAGAGCCGACTTGGCCATACGCAACATCGCCCTCGGGGTAAGGGATAACCCCGGGTGTAACCGAGCCAACACTGCCTGTGGCAGACACGCCCGGGCCAAGCAGCTGACCGCCGACAACGTCTCCAATCGCTGTGTTGATTTGATTTGCCCCAGCCGTGCCGCCCCAAGGTTCAACACCCCAGCCAAGAGCGCCCCAGCCCTCAAGCAATGCCACCGTGTGCACCGCAAGCACATAGCCGACTTGGCCGTACGCAACCTGACCGTCTGCCACGTACGAGAACTCAACCGTGCCGACAGAGCCCGTGGCTTGAACACCTGTCAGCGCTTCGCTGCGGGAGTAGATAACGGTACCAACGGCTGCGGTGGCGGATACGCCAGTGATGGCAATCTCACGATCGCCAAGAGCAACGCTACCTACTTGTCCAGTAGCCTCAACGCCTGGAACCTCAAAACCTGGAATGACGTCACTTGTATTAAGCGCCGCTTGAACCCCAGTAATTGCGACTTCGCTCTCAGGATACGCAGTACCGACTTGGCCGACAGCTATGTCCGGCTGGATGCCTTGCGTGTAGGAAATATCACCGACCTGGCACGCTGTCTCAACGCCGGTCAGCTCGATCTCACGGTCCCCGATCCCCAGGTCGCCAACTTCTCCAATCAGCTCAACACCGTCCAGGATCTGGGTGGCGATCATTTCGCCTTGTTCAACGGCGGCCTCAACACCGGACAGGTCCACGACCATGTCAACAGCGGCAATATCCCCAACTTCGCCCGCAACCTCTACACCATCGAGTACCTGCGTGGCAACAAGGTCTCCGATCTCACCAACGGCTTCAACGCCGCTAATCTCGATCTCAAGCTCGGGGAATGTTTGCGTGACGGCGCCGGTAGCCTCAACGCCAGTTAGCTCATACGACGGCTCGATGGCAACGTTGCCAGTCTCGCCCGTGGCTTCGACGCCTGTTATTTCTTGGGAGTACGAAAGATCGCCAACCTCTCCGGTGGCTTCTACGCCTGCAACATCAATTGCCAGCTCAGCCGCTACGTCCCCAATTTCGCCAGTAGCCTCAACGCCCGTAACGTCAAACGTAACGTCTGAGGTTACATCACCAACTGCACCAGTAGCCTCGACACCCGCAACATCGACGGCGGATTCAGGGTACAGGTCCCCGATGGAAAGCGTGGAAGAGTTACCGGTCAGCGCAAAGGACGGCGCTGACGTGATGTCGCCTACAGCCCCAGTCGCTGCAATTCCTGTGAGCGCAACAGTTTTATCGTCGTTCGCAAGGGATGCGAACGGCGCTGCTGCAAATGGGGCTATACCCAGCATGGCCCTCCCCTAGACCGGGGACGGCTTACGCCAGACGGATGAGTGCGGTCGTGTTCGTGTTGGCGGGCATCGTCAAGGTGAAGGTGCCAGCCGTAATCGTTTGCGAACCGAAGGTATGAACGCTCACCGACTTGTTGCCCTGGGTCTGGTTATAGATCAGGACGGTGTCGAACGGAGTCGTCAGGGTCACGCCGGTGTACACCAGGCTTGCGGACGGAGTCCAGTAAGCGGTGGTGCCCGAAGAAGTCGGGGGCGTTGCGTTGGTAACAGCGATGCCACCAGCAGAGTAACCGGGGCCCGACACTTCACCAGAGCTGGTGTAGGCCGTGGTGCCAGCACCCAAGGTGGCGGAGGTCAGGTACAGGGCCGCGTAAAACGTGTCCGCTGTGCTGGTACCGCGAGTGGGTGCCGTACCAAAGTTGTGAACGGCGTCGAGCAGCTCCGTCTTGAACGAAGTGCACATAGCTTGAGTGTTTGCCATTTTTCAGTCCTTTCAACCGAGCATTGCGGCCATTCCATCGGCCAGAACGTTTTTCTTCAACTCCACATGCACCGAGCGGTGCACCAACTCGCCGTCCAACCAGAACTCAATCCAGCGGGTGTACTCGTTGTCATTATCGATGGAACCTTCTCTCTTTTCAAGCAGGTTCTCATCCATGATTCCTTTGGTGGTTTGTACCATTGCCATTGCGTTCTCCTTTATACCAATCGAATAATTGATGTTGTGCTTCCAACGACGGGGAACTGTACCTCAAATGTGTTGACTGAAGTTTTGGTGGACCCAAAATCTAGCACACAGACGGTCGGATCACCACCGCCAACTTTGTAAATCAAAGCGCCTCGAGCAGTAATCTGCCCGGTCCAAGATGCGTTTGCAAAAGAAATGTAAGCCACCGCATTAGGGCCGCTTTGTGGGCCAATGGTTGGCACTTGGGTAACCGTCAATACCTGGCCCCCGGCAACATACGATCCGCCAGAAGCTTCTCCCACGGCCGTGTAAGCCGTGGTGTCAGCATTCAGCGTTGCCTCATTGGTGTACAAGGCAATCTTGAAAGTGTCACTGGCAAAGTTGTACGTGCCGTCCAGCAGGCCCGTCTTGAACACGTTGCAGGTGTAGTTGCCAGTAAAAGCCATCAACGGACTCCGCTATTCTGCGGCAACGGCGCCTGGCGATACTGGCCACTGCGATATGCATCGCTGCGCTCCAGACCATCACCAAGACGAGAGGCCATTGCAAGAGCTTCTTTGTACTTGCCGTCGTACAGAGCAATGATATCGGCCTCACCCTTCATAAAGGTGTATGCCTCAACCAAGCAGCCGTACAGCAAAACCGTATCAAAGTTATCGCCAATCCAAGATGTGCCCTGCGTATTGTTAACTTGGGCCACAGGCACAGAGAAGTTAACCGTTACAGCGCCGCCAAGATAATCAGCACTTGCGGACAGCACATCATCCACCGTGTACAAACAGCCGGCGTTTTTGATGAAGATCTCATCCACTGCGCCGCCAGTCACAATGATGTCGGCTACAGCACCTTGGCCAGAGCCGCCAGTCAACGGCACGCCGTAATACTTGCCATTGGTATATCCAGAGCCACCCGTGATCGTGCCTAGCGCGTTAATAGAGGACTGCACAATAGACTGGGGGTAGTAGTAGAAGTGCAGCTCAACGTCGTAGTTTTGATCGGGTGTTGGTCCAACAATAAAGGACAACTCGTTAGTAATAGTGCTGCCAGATACGGTAGGACCAAAAAGCGCATAGTACTCGGGTGCCCCCACATCAGTCGTCGGATTTGGGTACGACTGACGAATGAAGCTAACGTCTTTGTTGATTAGATACTTGTACTCTCCGTCAACAATGACGGCCAACGAGTACGTTGAAAGATAGTCATCCGGCGCAGAAAGATAAGGAACAGACGAGGTCAAGTGCCCCGTCATGTTTTTGCGCAGAGAAGGAAACTGAACTGTGTTGTAGATGCGTTGCTCGGCCTGCTCAATGAAACGGTTGATCTGAGCGTTGGGCCCAATCACCGTCCCATTGGACAGGTACGTATCCGGGAACGCGTTCTCCGTATACGACTGAATTGCAGAAACGAGTTCGCTGTAGTTCATGTCAAGCCATCGGACCGCGAGTCTTGATGCCTTTGGTTGCAGCGCCATAGCCGCGCATGGTCTTCTCACCATGCTTGTTGTCTGCGCCGTAGTTGCCTTTGCTCACGCCGCCAACGGACATGTTGTTTTCGCTCATGGGGTTGCCACGCTTGGACACAACATCGGGGGCCGCCTTGTGCATGTTCTCCATCGGCTGCTTGTACACGCCGATATCGTTGCCACCACCAGGAGGATACTTAAAGCCGGTGTATGCGCTGGCATCCTTATTCTCCTTGGCGTGACCCAAAGGATACTTCTCGGCCTTCATCACCGGTGCAAAATCATTCTTGGCCATATCAGCCTCCGCGTTGATTCATGGCGCGAGCCATGTTGCGACCATACTTCTTCATGTCAGCAGAGGTCACTCCGCCCTTTTTGAGCTTGGCCAGGTTAGTGCCCTTGCTGCCTTTGTGCTCTTGCTCATCGTGCATTTTGAAAGCCTTTTTGATCAGCTTCTTGTCCTGCGCGATGTCTTGTTTCATTTCACCCTTTTCAGAGTGCATTTCTTTTTTGGCCATGTCCGACTCCTTACGTCGTTGCTACCGTTACTGTACCCAATTGTATGGTTAACGCCAAGTAATTGGGGGTTAAACCTGCATCATTTAGCTGAGACCCACCGACCGGATTCCAGCCCCACTGGATGATCCGGCTGCCCGCCTCCGGCGTGCCAATCCCGTCAGGGCCCGGGCCTCCAGTATCGTTGGTCTGCACCCCGCTAGTACCAGACAGGTAATAGCTGATGTCCGGCCTTGGCTCCCGCACAGCCTGCGGATCGTTGACCGGGTACATGCCGATCTGGAGCTGGGGCTGGTCTTCTTCCCAGCACTCTGGGCAGACCTTGATACTGACCTGGCGGGTCTTGATCGTCAGCTTGCGCAGCTGCTTCAGCATGTACCGCTGAGCACAGCGATCACACTCTGCAATTGCGTATTTGCCTGACGCAAACCGATTAGGCATAGAACATGTTCCTCGGCACGTACCGATCCGGCGCCTTGTCGCGGTCCTCGGTCGAGGCGAGCATCCACTGCTCTTCATACTCCTGCTTGAGCATCTGCATCCGTGGCAACGCTTCCGGAAGCTTCTGGGACAGGTAAAAGGCCAAGCCGGCCACCATGCAGGGGATCAGACGGAAGGGGATATCTTGGACGTTGACGCCACTGCCAGCATCCTGCATCCGGCGCATGCGGTAGTAAACCAGCGTGTACTGGTCGCCAGGAGCGGACGGAGAAGGGTAGACGTTGATCGAAGACAGATTGTTGGCCTTGATAACCGCATTGTTTGAATGCGATGCGGCAGTCGTCCCGTTCTGGCCTCGGAAGCAGTTTGTGAGCTGGTTACCCACAATGTTCTGATAGGCAATGGTCTCGTTGTCGATGTTGATGAACCCAGACGTGGTCAAAGCTGACGGGTTGTTGACCGTAATCGTCGTGTCGTTGTAGGAAATGCCGCCATCAAGCGTGGCTGCAGTGGTGTTTATCTGCCCGGTCTGGCGGTTAATCCACGCCTGCACTGGGCGGCCCTGCGCATACTTGTTGGGGATTGATGTCCAGGTCGGCTCAGAAATGCGGGAGATCGTCACATCTGACTGACCAGAGGTGCCGTTGTTGATACGGGTGACCATGTCCAGCACGTCAATCGTATCGTTGGGCAGCAGGTACTGAAACTGGTTGGTATTGAGAACAATCTGCTGTTGCTCAATGGTCCACAGGTTGATACCCCGGTTTGCCCACTCAATCGTGAGCATATTGAGCGAACGGCGAGCCGTACGGAAGTTGTACCCCGTGCGAGACTCTGAGCCGCAGCGCTCAAACGCGTCCTCGATCAACTCATTGAGGTCGAGGTTGAATGCGGTTAGACCTGTGGTGACTGCCATTTAGATCATCTTTCCGCGAGTCTTGCCTCGCTGCGCAATGCCATCGGCGCGCTTGGAAGCGCTAGATACTTTGACTTTGCCGCCCTTTTTCATCATGGCCATAGCCGCCATGGGAATGGCCCGGGTCGGATCTTCGGCGTAATACCTTCCGGCACGCTCTGCATACCCAACGGGATCCTGAATAACATTCCCGGCCGTATTCATAGCGGCGTCAACCACACCAGTGGCGGTATTTGCAATGTCGTTCAGAACTCCCATTCCTGCCTCACTTCTTTAGGCCTTTGAGGGTCTCGGCTAAACGTGCGCGCTGACCGAGTTTCCCGGGTTTTTTGGCGGCTGCAGCGAGTTTTTTGGCAGGGATTTTCTTCCCGGCAGGCACTCCCAGCTCTTCATGCAAAGCACCAGGCTTCTTGATTGCGCCTTTGATCCAGTTCTTTGGTGCCATCATTTGCCCCTTGCTGCGCGGATATTGTCGATCATGTTTGGGTAGGGACGACCGCCAGCCTTGGCCATAGCCTTGGCTTTTGCCTTCTTGGCCGGGCTCAAAGCCTTGGGCGCACCCAGACTCTTAGGCCGCTTCTTGTCCCACACTTCTCCGCCCTCGGCGTACTGAGTGAAGTCCGTGTCGTCGCGGCGAGCCTTGCGCTTACCGCTGGGCATCTTGCTGGGGGCGATGTCCCCCATACCGCGACTGGCCATCATTTCTTGCCCATCCCGCCGCCACACATAGCGACAATCTTGCCTCGGGTTTTGCCCTTCATGGCAATACCGTCAGCGCGCTTGGAAGCAGAAGAGATAGAACCACCGCCAGCCTTCTTGACGGGCTTGCGCACGCCTTCCGGCTCTTGAGGCGCAGGCACTCCAGAGTCTTCCGTCCAGATGCCGCCGCGAATACCGCGAGGCTTTTTTTCCATTTCTTCATCGTACATGGTCAGCTCCTTAGCACTTGCCGCCTTTTTTCATACCCTTGGCAGAGCCGGCCATCTTGACCATCTTGCCTTTGGTATGACCCTTGGTCACAACGCCATCACGGCTGGGAGCAGCCGTCTTCACTTTGCCCATGGGAGTCGGAGCAACTTTCTTTTCTGTAGCCATGATTTCACCACCTTTTGAAAATAAAGCCGATTTCCCATGGTGAGTCTTCGGCAGATTAATGCCAGCGTTCCCGCCGGCTCGAAACTTTTTACCCTTGTCAGCAGCAACGAATTCCTTGCCGACGCTTTGAGGAATGCCAACGCGTTTGGCGGCCGCAGGGTTGTGGGCCACCATCTCCATCAAGTTGTGCTGACGTCTGCTAGTTGATGGCACTTCTGGACTCCCTAATGAACATGTCAATCTTGTCGTTCAACTTGTCGAAGCGGGAGTCGATATGCGCAACGATCTTGTCGATCTCCGCCTGTGTCACATTGTCCCGCGCTATCTCTTCGCGGGTACGGTTCAACAGAATCGTGATTCGACTCAACTCGGCTGACTTTTCTCTCAGATTCCAACTGAGTAACCCGATGAATGTAGTCAGCAAGACGTTCCACAGCATCATCTCCATGATCAGCAGTTCCAAGCTCGCAAAGATTTATTGATCCGCGAATTCGGGTCTTTGGCTGTTTTGGCGCTGGTCAACTTCTTCTTCATGCCCTCCATACGAGCGCAAAAAGAGTCGCGGCGTTTGCCTCCCTCGGGTTGAGGGGGCTTCAGGTTCATACCCTGCGCCTTTGCAGAGGCTCGCCCCTTGGCGTTCAAGCCGCCTTTGGGGTTCTTGCCTTCCTTGCGTTGCCATGCGGGCGTCTTAGCCATAGTACACCGTGATACTTGCAATCCCGGTGAGCGTTGCGTAAACGTTCGTGTTGAACTTAACGCCATCACCAGGAACCAAGGTATAAAACGAGTTTGGATTTGAGTTTGACGGAATATCAACTTCAATCAAAACCGTACCACCAGAGCCGCCATCCTTGAGCTGCAGCGTGCCAGCAGAGCTGGCGGTCGCACAGATAGAGAAGCCCTTAACCCGCGTCGGCCCCGCAAAAACGGAACCAGACGCGTTCAGGTGTTTTGCATTTACGTCAAATTGGACGGCCATGATTGGCTCCTATCAGACGTTTTGTTGGCCGACCAGAGGATCTGCAACGAAGTACGTGATATAGCCGCCGACAGTGCCGGTACCGCTGGTATCGATTGTCACGGTAACGTATGCCATTTCGCTGGTAGCAGTCAAGGTCAGGCCGCTGGTAACAACACCGGCAGCAGACACATCAAGGTTGTTGGCAATGGCTGCGCCGGTCACGGTGCCGCTGGTATATCCACGGGTGCCGAGGTCAACAGAACCGCCGCCAGCATCATTGATTGCAACAGACAGCACAACAGCGCCAGCGGGGAGGATCAGAGCGGGACCACCGTTAGAAACAGTGACGTTGGTAGCGGTAGCAACAGAAGCGTCGGCAATGTAGAACTGCGCGGCCATAACGCCGGAGCCACAGTAAGCGGTGCGAGTTTGATCGCCGCCGCCCGAACGCCAAATCGATTGGGTGGTAGAGACTGCCATTTTGAATTGTCCTTACGTACAAGATCAGCGCATCAATCGGTACGTCGTCTGCCGGGTCAGTATGATGCACCGGGAACCCCGGGCTTGGGTGCAATATACAGGAAAAGAAAAGGGGGCACAAGGCCCCCCTTCCCATAAATCCCGGAGGATTTATCAGGCTCCTTGCGAGCCGTACATTCCGAGCGGATCGGACCAGCCGAAGCTGTAACGCTCGCGGCTCTTGTAGCGGACGTTGCCGGTATCAAAGTCACCGTCCATCGACTGCTGCAGGGGCGTACGCACGAAGTGCTTCATGCCGTTGGGAACGTCGGTCGTCAGGAACCAAGCGTTCGTGTCGGTCAAGAAGTGGTTAATCGTGTAGCCTTCAGACACCGAGCCGTTGTTTTTCAGAGCGTTGATGTCGTTGTCGTTGGTACCAACGCGCAGCTCGGTCTCGAGCAGACGGGTTGCAACGAACTGCAGTGCCGGGGGCACAATCAGCTTCTTGGGCTTAGCGGCGATCAACAGGCTACGTTCGTCCGTCCACAGGCTGATCTGAATAACGGCGGCTTCCAGGGAAGTCTCGTTCAGGTCGGCAGGGGTCGAAGGGATGTTGCTGTTGGTACCACCGGACACCAGCGGGTGAGCGTTGGAGAACAGAGGAACGCCGTCGCCACCGTTGTAGCCAGCGGTGAAGCCGTTGTTCAGAACAGCGGCAGCCTTGACTTGCTTGGTGTAAGCCATCGAACGGGCCAGGGCCTTGGTGTAACGAGCAGACAGGCTGTCGTACAGGTTGTCCTCGATGGCCTCTTCGGTCAGCGAGAAACCCATGGCAATGGTTTCGTGGGTGTAACGGGCGGTCCATGCTTCCTGGCCGTTGTCGTACGCGATGGCAGAACCTTCGTTCTTCACCGGTGCGGCGCTGAAGCCAGACAGCTTGGTTTCCTCTTCAAAACTACGCTCCGAAGTCTCGGTTTCGTAGATTTCCTTGTGCTCTTCGCCATACTTGGCGTACTCAAGGCCGAACAGGGCGTTCAGACCAGGGAGCAACTCTTTCAGCAGTTGTGCGCGTGAAATAGCCATTTTTAATTACTCCTTATCAGACGCCGGTCGTGTTGTTATACGTATGCGTATTGATCTTGACGACCAATTCAACATACGCGTCGGTACCGGTGGCGGTGGCGGGGATCACGTCCACAATGCGGATAGGCAAAGTGTTCGTGGTTGCGGTCGTGCTGGAGACGGCTTGGGCCGAATCACCAGTCGTTGCATTACCCGAGTTCAGAACCACAGAGGTGTTCTGGCCAACGGCGGTACGACCCAGAGAAGTAATCGTGGTGCCAGAAGACACAACGGCCACTTGGAACAGGGCGCGAGGATCATCAACAACGTAGGCAACGGCGTTAGACGAGTTTGCCGGGGCATACTGTGCCTGCACGGTCTGACCGCTGCTGTTGGTGTATTGCACGCCAACGCACACGCCCAGAGCTTGGGGGGCAGCAGAACCGCTTGCAATCGTCTGGCAGGTGCCAGCAGAAGTCAGTTCAACGAGATCACCATCGTACATCGCAGCAGAGGTTAGGCCACCAGATGAAACAATGGGTACGAGACGAGTAGACCCCGCATACGGAGTGCCGCCAATGCTATTGATCGGACGGAAACCGTAGGGAGCGCTAACTGTGGGGTAAGCCATGTTTAAAACTCCTGAAGATTAAGAACCTTTGCCAAAGCTTACCGTGGACTTACGCTCCTTGAAGAGCGGCATCCGGGCATCGCTTTGACGCATCAAGTTGTTGTCTACAGCTTCCGTTTGATCCTGTGTCTGCTTGGCGAAATACGCATTCCGCTGCTTAACAAACTCAATCGGGGTTTTGCAGAGTAGCAACCCGCCAATCTCAATGTTGTCTTTGTATCGACTATTGGGATCAGCTAACAGTTGGAATTTGGGTTGTTCTTCGAGGCGAACGGGCTCCCAACCTTCACGGAGTTTGGCCGATAGGTTACGGGGGTCAGCACTGTTCAGCGTCGAAACGCGAATCCAGCGATATGCATAGCCAGCCTGTTTGTCGGGCTCGGGCAGCATCTCAGGCAACGCCCACTGCTTGGGACGCTCTGAAATCTCACGCGTGTCTAAATCTCGTGCCAGTCTTTCTTCAGCCATTTTGTGACTCCTTTACAAACTCCTTAACGTACTGCTCAGGAGTGATGCCCAATTTTTTGATCAGGGCCATTTGACTATTCTTCAGCTTGACCTTGTTGGAGGCCGTGCTACGAACTGCCGGGGCCACAACTGCAGCAGGTTTGCGTGCTGGCTGCTTGACCTCTGGTCGAGACTCTTCCGTCGAGCCAAAGCTCTCGGGGAACCGACGACGCATTGTTTTGTCCAATGTGTCATAGTATTCATCAGAGCCAACAACAACTCCGTTGCGGCGAAGCTTCTCGTGAAGCCCCAACGCAGCGGCCGTCATCTCCTCGTCTTGCCCGAACCACGAATTGCGCTCTTGCCACGCCATCGCACGCCGGTCAGGTTGAGGAACTTGTTGACGCTGTTCAGTTGCGGGTTGTACAGGAACTTCTTCCTCCTGTAAAGAGGGCATTTTGAAACTTTTAGCTTGCATTGCCCGCAAGGTGGCTTCCTGCATCTTTTGTTGCGCATCGGCAACTTGGTCTGCATCGCCCGATTCATACGCTTCTTTGAACGCCCGCTTGGCCATCTCAAGCTCGAGCTTGGCGGAGTTCTGAATAGAATCAACGTATTCTTTTTCTCCTGTAGTCAGGATATTTTTAATACGTTTGTTTTCTTCCATCAGGCGTTTAGCAAGGGCGATAGCCTCCTGCTGCTCGCGTAGAGCTGCCTCTTTCTCGCGGCGCTCGTCGTGCCAGACCTTGCGCATCTGCTTGAGCTTGGACTTGACCTCGTCGTCATAGGCGTCCAGCTCGTCTTTCTCCAGCGCTTCGACCAGGGGCTTGGGCATTGGCTGGCGGCCACGGTCTTCTTCTGGAGTGTCGTCCTCGATTTCAATTTCGAAGTCGTCGTTGGCTTCAGCTTTCGCGTCAGCCTTCTTATCCTCTTCAATTTCGTCGGGGAACTTGAATTCTTGTTCGTCCATTTGTGCCATTTTTGAAGGCTCCTTTAGGCTCGTTTGATGCCACGCGGGTCATCGACCACGCTCTCAACAGAATCATCGTTGATGAGTCTGAACTCACGTCCATGGATCAGTAGGCGCGTGCCGGCATTGGGGCGAACAATGACGAAATCACCTTGCTTACACCACGGACCGCTAGGAAAACGCTTCTCGTCCTTGTAGCAGTCAGGACCAAGCGCCACAACGAAAAGCACTGTTGCAAGCTTCTCTTCGTAGTCAATGGTCAATTCAGACTTCACAAGGCCAATAGAGCTATCCTCGAACTCCTTCTCCACCTCTGGGATGGCACAAAGAATTCTGTAGCCAGAGGGTCGAGGCAGTTGCTTCGCCTTCTCCTCCGCTGTTGCTTCCAGTTTGTATGAACCTACGATCTCCGGGTTATCGGGGTTTGAGCCGATAAGGATCTCAGTCGTCATCCGCATTCTCCAAGTTTTGTTTCAGGTCTAGGATGTAACCTCTGGCAGTGAGCAGACCACGAATCTCACCACAGAGTCTTTTGTACTCCTCAAAATTCTCAGACTTCCCTTCTGACAGGTAGTCCTTGATCTGCAAGACCTTCTCGTCGATCTGCTTTGTGAGTACTTCAAGAGCGTCCATCATTCACCTTTTGTCGGTTTGTTACGCTGTGTATTTTGTTGATACACGGTTTTGAGAGCGTCCGCCATGATTTCTTGGGCGGTCACTTTCTTCTCATGCGTGCGTATGGCGTTGTCTTTGTACACGTCCACACCCGCCTTCAGCACAGCCTGCTTCATAGCCATCTCTTTTTGCGTCAAGATGCGCGAAGCCTCGATGCGCTGCTGGTTTTCTTTCAGTTTGATATCCGCAGCGTCCTTTGCCGCCTTGCGCTGCTGCTCGGCCTGCTTGATGGCCAGCTCTTGCTGCTGCATCTGGATGATCGGGTCTTGTGCCTGCTGTTGAGCTTGCTGTTGTTGAGCCTGCGCCTGATTTTGTTGCGTCAGACGCTGAGCAGCCTGTGCCAGCATGGGGGCCAGGCGAGCCTCGACCTCGGGGTCCATGTGCATGTCTTCTCCGGCCTCGTCTTTCTGCGGGGGCAGGGACATGCCAAGCTGGAGCTCGATTTGCTTGCGGTACTCGAACCCAATGTGCTCGTTGATGTGGTTCATCATCTGAGCCTGGAGCTGCGGCGCAATCGGGTTGTTCTGCAACAGCTGGATGATCTTGGGGTCCTGCATGGCCGACATGTGCACCATGATGTGAGCCTGGTGGTCCTGGTACATGAACGCTTTGACGGGCTTGCCCATCAACACATTCTGGTTCTCCGTCACCGGGTCCGTGGGCTTCTGGTCCTCGTCCAACGGGATCAGTTTGTTGGCGTCCTTGATACCCAGCACGTCGAGCATCTGGCGGTGCAGGAGCGGCATGTTGTACATCTGCGGGGCAGTCTGAGCCAACTGGAGCACGGCTTGGTACTGCACGATACGCTGCGCCATCGTCGAGGCATTCGGATCGCTTACGGGGAGGATGTCCACGTTGTCGTAGTCCGACTTCTTGGCGGTGCGCGAGCCCTCGTCAGGCTCGTAGTCGTAGTCGTCCGGCGTGTAGTCGCGGATGATGTCACGCAGGAGACCAAGCTCCTCTTTCATCGCGAAGTGAATGCGCGCTTGAACCGCGCTCATCACCTTCAGTGTGCGCTCGAGGATGGCCAGCGTCGTACCGACCGGGGCTTGCGAGCTCATGTCGCTGATCTGCAGGTCGGCCGTGTTGGCGAATCTGCGACCGTCCTCGACGATCATGGTCAGCAGCTGGATCAGGGTCTGACTTGGCTCCTTGTAGGGGAGCGTCATCAAGTTGTCCTTGATTGTGCCGCTAGGTACATCCACGTCACGGAACTCGCCCGGGGAGATCGGGGTGTCGTCGCCCTTGACGCGCAAGCCTCGGGCCTTGAAGCCACCAGGCAGGTTAGCCAGCGTGCCCGCGTCCACCAGCTGGCGGATGAGCGAGGTGCCTGACTTGGCGAACGCACCGATCAGGTGGATAAGACCAAAGTGGTAGAAGCCAAAGCCCGGGATATAGCCATAGTGCACAAAGTGCTGGCGCTTGCGGTAGGTGGGGTCCTCGGGGCGCCAGTTGCGACGGATAGCGAGGATGATGCCACTGCTCTTGTCGATTGTGACGACGTAGGGCAGAGCGATGCCAGTGGGCTCGCCGTTCTCGTCCTTGTGCTCGTAGCCTGGCAGGTCCAGGTCCACGTTCATCTCGAGGATGCGGTGGCGGTCGTCGGTCGTGGCACGGAAGCCCAGTTTCTCGGCGATCTTTTTCTCGACCTCGTCGAGGGTCACGTCCGGGGAGCCCAGCTCAACGTCACGCCAAAAGCCAGCGACCTGTAGGCGACGCACGTCGTTCTCGGTCTTACGCATGACGTGGGTGATGCGTTCAGCGGTCTGCAGGTCTTTGGCGCCGTAGGGCACGACCAGGTCTTCAGCGGGTACGAAGACTGCCGCCTCGCGCTCCATGTGCGGGTCGTAGTAGACCTTTTTGAACGCGTTGCCCGCCAGGCCCAGGCCCCACAGCATGCGCTCGTGCTCGGGGCGGTACTCGGTGTTTGTGTCCGTCAGGCGGTAGTTCATGTCGTTTTGAACTCGCATCGCCGACTTCTTTTTCTCGGGGGTCTCGCGCCCGATGATCTGGGTCTTGACCGGGCCACTGGCGGGGAATGTGGCCATCATGGTCTCGGACTGGAACTTCACCAATGCTTCGGCCAGCATGGGGTGATAGACGCCGCAGGCGCCTTCCCAGGGTTCTGAGCGCTCCTCAATTTTGAGTCCGAGGAGTTCTAGGCCATCGACGTAGGTCTGCATCCAGTCTTTACGGGAGGCCACGTCCTGCTCGTAGTCACCGACCAAGTCCCCGGAGATACGCTCGAGGTCCCCGTCGTCCATGTCTTCTGCCAGGTTTGCGCCGAAGTCATCTTCTCCAACGGCTTCCTCGATAGCTCCGATCATCTCCAGGAGCATCTCATCGGTAGGCTCGACCTCGATCTCGACTTCGGTCTCAGGACCTTCCTCGATTGCCAGTGCATCGAGACCCATCGGTGCTTGGTTAAACGCTTTGTCAATGTTTGTGGCCATTATGAATCCTTAATAGTAAGCAACCCGACGCCGAAACTCTCTAGGTTCGTCTTGCTCATCAGAGTCGAGGCGGATGAACCCACCTCTACGAAACCGCATGATCGCCTGGGATGTGGAGTCCACCAAGTCGTCGTGCTCCCCGGATGGGAATGACGCGACCTCATCGACCAGCTCATCTGCCCAGTGCGTGTTTGGCACCCACACTCGCCCCGATGCGAATATATCAGCAACGGCGTTCAGACGGGCAATTTTGTCGTTGCCTTTACTGGGGGTGAAGTCTTGCACGGGCACGCCCATCGCTCGCAGCTCGAATATCAGCGGAGAGCCTGCGGCCTTGGCTTCGATGATGAGACTGTCGGGGTTCCACTTCAAATACTCTTCTTTTGCGCGCACTTTGAGTTCTGGGAACTCCATGCGTTTCTTGAATGAGTTGAGGAGGATGATGTTGGCCTGCTCAAGCCCCGTGTCGTCGGGTTGGTAGAACACGCCCCAGGTTGTGCATGCGGAATAGTCCGCCCGCTCCGTTTTGAGGAACGCGGTATCCCAGGACTGGATCAAGAATTCGCAGTATGGCGGGTCGTCTTCCGGCCAAATCTTCCACCATTCACGCTTGATGATTGCGCTGACGTCGCTGGTGGGCTGCTGCTGGTACTGCGCCATCCATTTTGAGTTGGGAAGTTCTTGGTGCAGCGCATCGAGTTCACGCTTACTCCAAAACTCGGGCCACAGCGGCTGGCCACTGGGCAAAATGGCTGGAAACTCGATGACCTCCCACTCCTCGCCGCTACGCTGTGCAGCGGCCTTGAGCACTTGGCCCGTCAAGTCTCGTTTTGACCACCTTGTCATCACGATCACGATAGACCCACCCGGCTGCAGACGCTGACGCGGGCCTGACGTGTACCACTCGTAGGTCTTGTTGTAGATGTCGGGGTCCGTCTCGGCCATGGTGGCCTCTTGTTCGGAGTGCGGGTCGTCGATGATGAGCAAGTCAGCACCTTTACCTGTCACCGCACCGCCGATACCGATAGCGAAATAGTCGCCGCCCTTGGATGTGTTCCACCGTCCCGCCGCTTTTGAGTCAGCCTGCAGCTGAAGCTCAGGAAAGACGTGTTGATACGCCTCGGAGTCCACCAAATTTCGCACTTTTCGTCCAAACCCCACCGCCAATTCAGCAGTGTGCGAGGTCTGGATGATCTTCTTGTGCGGGTACAGCCCGAGGAACCAACTTGGGAGCAAATAAGACGCAAATTCGCTCTTTGTATGCCGTGGTGGCATGTTGATGATGAGGCGTTTTGTCTCTCCGCGAGCCACTCGCTCAAAGGCAGCGGCCATTTTCTCGTGGTGACGCCCGTGGATGAAGCTTGGCCACATCTTCTTCACGTATGACATGAAGTGTTTGTGCGCATCTTCACGCTCAATGCGGCGATTGAGCTCGGCCTGCAGCGTTTGTATCTGGAGTCGGGCAGTCTCAGGTGCGTTTCTCAGCGCCTGCTTGATCTCTTCTGTGGTGAAGTCCGTCAATCTTGTCTTGATCGGAGTATTCATCTGATCGCCCTGTCCTACGTCGGTGCCTGGGGCTGTTCGGGAGCCGGCAGCCTGCCCAACTCCTCGTCCAGATCGACACCCAGCACGGTATCTTTGGCGTTATCAACGACAACGGCGTTGCCCATGTACTTGGTGAGCGTTGCCACCAGCTCAGACTCGATGTCTTCCGTGGTCTTGGTGTTGATGCTCACCTCGACACGCTCCATAAACATGCCAATTTCGCTCACTTTCCCCATGAGCTCCAAGGCACGCAGCTGCTCTCCGACCTTGGCGTCGCCCTCGGGGTCGCTGATCTCAAGCAAACGGTTCAGGATATAGGCACGCGCCTGAATTGAGGACTCAATAACTTGCTCATCATAGCGAGAAATGAGTGCTTTCAGGTGCATGGCAACACCAGAGGAGGACGGCGTCTTGCGAGGGCCCTCAACTCCTTGGAATATTTCGCGAGATTCTTGGCGCTCGGCCTCTGTCGGGACAATTTGCAGGCCCGCGTCTCGCATGAATTCGGCCGTCTTGAACACAGCTTTGACGTGTTCTGCACTTTCCTCGACGGATTTTTGGTCCTCGGGGATGATCGGCACGTCAATGTCGGTCGGGGTAACGGTGATCGTCATGTCTGTCAGTGTAATACGAAATGATATGTCTGCGCAAATTGCAAAAATAGGGGTGGGGGGTGCGAAAAATAAAAAG